AGAAACTGTCAAGAGTGATTTTAATCACTGCAAGAACATCCCTGTCATAGTTATGGATGATTATTATACTGAAGATGAATCAGGAGGTATACCAGAACCAGAGTATAGGGGCGTCAATGATATTTATAATGATGTGTTGGGAGGTACGAAGCGTACCGGTAAAAAGCAACGGATAATTATTCCTTCCAGTGATCGGGTTAAAGGTGGGGGGAATGTTAGTCTTGCGTTGATTGTAAATGATCCTAAGCTTCCAAAGTTACCTGATGTTAATAGAGTACCTGTACAGGTTAATCCAAGAGACTGTGTACCTTCAGATAACATACAGTTTAACGTCAAAGAAAATCTTAAACTCTTTAACAAACGTATGGTTGAAACCTGTCATTGGCATGACGGAAAGACTGTTATAGTTTCAGGTGGCCCTTCGTTCAAGAAGAAGAAGAATCTAAACAAGATTAAGAAGCTTCAGGATTCAGGTGCAAAGGTTGTTTGTGTTAAGCATTCACACAATCCTTTAATTGAGAACGGTATTATTCCGTGGGGTTGTGTCATTCTTGATCCGCGCCCATTCGACGGTGTATCAACACATGGTCACGTAAGAAAAGACTTACTTGAGGAACCACATCCTGAAACAAATTATATTATTGCAAGCATGACCAATCCTGAAGTAACCAAACACATCAAAACGAACAAAGGTAAACTACTTGGATGGCATGCATTTACTAACTCCCTGACAGACATGAAAGAACTTGAAGGAGTACAAATGATAACAGGTGGTACTTGTTCAGCCATGAGATCGGTTGGTGTTATGCATGTGTTGGGGTTCAGAGAGTTTCATATCTTTGGTATGGACTGTTGCTATGAGGGCACACCTAAAGATATAGAAGAAAAAGATTTGTATGGTAAAAAGAAATGGCTTAAGGTTGGTATCCTTAATGAGAAAACAAATAAAGAAACAACGTTCTATACTACCGGTGAATTACTGGCATTAGCTCAAGACTTTGAATCTCTTCTTGAGCGAGATCAGGAAGTTGATATGGATCTTTATGTGTACGGAGATGGTATGGTACCAACCATATTTAAGACATCTGACTATAAAATCAAACAGAGTTTCGACAAGAAATATACTTGACAATCTTTCATATTTGAGGTTTATTAGGTATATTATATAAATAAGGTTTATCTCTATAAAAAACCTGAGAGAAAAAAAAATAACAGAAAAAAAAGGATATTTTATAAAATGGAAATGTTATTGAGTGTATGGGCATTGATACCTGAATGGGTACAGGCTCTATGTGGATTAGTGACAGCCGCGACGGCGGTGACTGCACTAACTCCCTCTAAAGCAGACGATACTATTATAAATTCGATTCTAAAAGTTCTCAATCTATTAGCTGGTAATTTCGGAAAGAATATCAACGCTGATGATGTCTAGTTTAATAGGGTTTGGTATTGCCTCACTGGTAATTGTGCTCATGTTTTGGGCCGTATTCCGGTGGGGCAAGACCTCACAAAAGAAGGAAGATCTAGATGAGACAGTCGAAATTAAAGACAAGCAGCTACGTACTCGCAAGCCTACTGTGCGTGAGCTTGTTGACCGGTTGCGTAAGGGGGGTTTTTAATACCTGCCCACCTGTTGTTGTTTATACCCACGAACAACAGAAGAAAGCTGCGACTGAACTGGGACAACTTGAAACAGATTCAGCGGTTCTGGACATGATGCTTGATTATGCAAAGCTTCGTGAACAATTGGGGTATTGTATATCAGATTAAAAGGTATTATTGTGTATTCGTAGTTTTATTTTAAAGGAGAGAAAAAGCTATGAATAAAGACGTAATGCCTATTTTTATTGGTTGGGATCCTAACGAGATCGCAGCCTATAATGTGTTGGCTCACTCTATTAACGCTAGAGCCAGCCGTCCGGTATCCATTACGCCACTGATGTTATCTCAGCTTGGAGGACTTATGTGGCGTGATAGAAACCTACTTCAATCCACACAGTTCTCGTTCTCTAGATTCCTGACCCCATACCTTAATGATTATAAGGGTTGGGCTTTGTTTATGGATTGTGATATGCTGGTGCTTGATGATATGGCTAACCTGTTTGATCTATGTGATGACAGGTATGCAGTCATGGTAGTCAAACACGATCATGATCCAGAAGAGAAGGTTAAATTTCTTGGTGCTACACAGACCAAGTACGAGAAGAAAAACTGGTCAAGTGTTGTGTTGTATAACTGTAATAAATGCACAGCACTGACACCTGAATACGTTAATACAGCAACAGGTCTTGATCTTCATCAGTTTAAATGGTTAGGTGACGATAATCTTATCGGAGAGATCCCACACAAATGGAATCATCTGGTAGGTTATGATCAGAGTGTAGATGTATCAGAGATATCTAACATTCACTGGACTATTGGTGGACCTTACTTTGATGAGTATGCCGGTTGCGACTATTCTGATGTATGGGTAGATGAACGACAGGATATGTTGTTTGCTACTGACGGAAGAAAATCTGAATATCTTAAATTAGCAGGTGGAACACATGCTTAAAAAAATACTAACGACGTTACTTATTGTACCTATGTTTATGATTGCTGCGTGTAATCACGATGATAATGATAAAAAACAACCAAAGATTCCCATAGATCCTGTGATTTATCCTGAAGAGGTTGTGCAGCCAAAGATTCCTATAGATCCTGTGGTTATTACTGTAGATCCTGTGAATATTATTCCCATAGATCCTGTGGTTTATCCAGAGGAGATTGTGCGGCTAAATATTCCTATAGATCCTGTGATTTATCCTGAAGATTAGGAACAAGATTTAGAACCAGTCTCTGTATCGAAGAAACACGCATTACCTCCATTGGATTCTTCTTTAGTGGCTGGTTCTATTTTGTTTAGAATACCATATCGTTTTCCTGCAATACGGAAGGTGGTAACACCCTTTAGTTTACCCTTCCATGCTTTCTTATAGATCTCTTTAAACTCCTCAAACGTAACCCCATCCCCCACATTAATTGTCTTTGATATAGCACTGTCTATGAACGGTTGTGCTGCTATCTGCGTGGATAGGTGAGCATCTGTATCAAGATCATCTACAGTCTCTCCTCTTATGTCGTACCTGTTATAGACGTAATCCTTAAGATTAACTATGGTTGGTCCGTTCTCTGTTATTAAGGTTCGGTTTACTTCTAGTGCGAACACGGGTTCAAGCCCACTAGAGATGTTGTCTGCACAAAAACTTATGGTACCAGTAGGAGCTATGGATGTTAGGTGGCTGTTCCTTAATCCATTTGTCTTTATCTTATTCTTTAACTCTTGCGGTAGTCTCTGAACGAATGAACTACTCTCAAGATATTTATCCTTATCGAATAAAGGAAACGAACCCTTCTCTTTGGCTAGATCAGAACTTGCTTCGTAAGCTGAGTGACAGATGATACCCAACACTCTTCGTACAAATCTAAGAGCTTCAGGACTACCATACTTTAATCCAAGAAGAGTAAGGGTGTTACCGAGAGCTGTGATACCAAGACCCATACGACGTTTGTCTTTAGCTTCCGACTCCTGTTGGTCAAGTGGATAGTTGGTACGGTCTATGATGTTATCCATAGCCCTCACAACAGGTTCAACATCTTCCTTTAGTCTGTCATAAAGAAAGGTACCTTCGTCCATGTACTGTACAAGATTAAAACTACCCAACAGACACGCACCGTAAGGGGGTAGAGGCTGCTCACCACACGGGTTAGTAGATTCTATATGCTCACAATAATTTAGGGGGTTGTCTTGGTTAATACGATCTATGAACAGGACACCGGGTTCAGCCCAATCCCAATTGGCTCTCATTATTTCATCCCACAGAGCCACCGAATTAATTTCGTTATAGACCCTATCATTAAATCGTAACTGGAATGGCTTGTCCCTTACGACACAATCCATGAACTCATCAGTAATACCTATAGAGATATTAAAGTTGGTTAGTTCGTTGGTGTTTTGTTTTGATCGAATGAATGTTTCTATATCCGGATGGTCTACCCTCAAGACACCCATCATCGCGCCGCGTCTGTGCCCCGCTGAAACAATTGTACGACAAATCGCATCATAGATGTGCATAAATGAAACAGGACCGCTGGCAGAAGAATCAAGAGAAACAATACGATCCCCCATAGGACGGATACGATTAAAATCATAACCAATTCCACCACCTCTACGCATTGTTTCAGCAGCTTCAGTAGCTTTTGCCATGATACTTTCCATGCTATCTTCAATGATGCCAGATACAAAACAATTAAACGAAGTAACATCGCGTGGACTCCCCATAGCTGATTGGATTCTACCAGCTGGCATGAATCTCATATTCAGAAAAATATCTTTGAGTTGTTCAGAGTGTTCATCATTATCACACATCGCATATGTAATTCTATACATAGCTTCTTCAAATGACTCATTAGGTAAACGATATTTATCGGCATGTAGTTGTTCACAAACCGGCACAATTGGTCCATACATAATTTTTTATTCCAAACTTGTTGACTGATGTGGACTTCACCACTATTCTAGTAAAATTATAGCCGTAGGATCGCTCAGGACGCGCAACTCTACCAGTAGATGATGCAACATACCCGAAAAGGAGAGATGTTTCTGTACGGGGCTGTGAGGCCCGTCAGGAGGATTTAGTGTTTTTTGGATAGTGAAGCTCCATTAATAAGTGACAATAGTGGATTACTTTCCTAACATCATCTTCTCCACCCTTCTGATGGTGTCTTGTTATGTATTTAATTATGTTTCCTTCACACCAACCAAGATTATTCTTGACAATATATTCGATGGGCTGGATGCTCATCTCTTTATAATGGTTCCCACCTATCTGTTTATCTAAAGCTGTGTCAGATTGTTTTTCTTTTGTTAATGATGAAGGTTTTGGATACATAGGATCTTCAGAGTATTTCATTTTTTTTTAATCCCTTCTGTTCATCTCTAAATTTAATTCGTTGATCAAAACATTAATACGACGACGATGGAATGGAATATCTTTATTGATAATTTTCTTGACAATTCTACGAAGATAATTGTGATCGGTATCTACTAAGGTACATATCTGAGATAGATCATCAACATGTTCTTCGTTAAAGAACCAGTCAATAGCTTCCTCTCTATTCTTAGTAACATCTTTTGGTTCATTCTTTTTCTCTATTTGAGTTGCATCTAGTATAGCTTGGTAGATTACAGACAAGAACATAAGTTTCTCAGGACATGGCTGTGTATTCTTAGATAAGAATGTAGTTAAAGTACTACTTCCTATGCTGGTGATAGAAGAGTATATCTCGTTAGAAATAATATCCTTATTATATACTACGTATGTTTTCTTTTGTTCTTCTTGTTTTGTCATTCGTTCTAACTTTGTGTACTAATAATTTACATTTTGTAAGCAACTCATCCCTCTTAAGACGAGCTTCAAATAGGTCGTGGGTATGTAGAGATTTAATTTTCTCTCTTTGACCAATAATACCTCTAACATCGGGAGGCCAATCAAACCTAAAATAAAATGTCTGATATGAGAGATAAAGATGCCTATGTTCTATGTAAAAAGGAATCCTTCTTTTAACTGAAGGTATTATTATTTTTTTCTTCTCCTCATTCCACTGCTCTTCTTGATTTATTATCCTCATTAACTCTACAGCCCACGGAACACCTTTAGCAGCTTCTTTAATAATATTATTACAATCTACTTTTTTTTTCTTCGTTAACCATTCATCTGGTATTTTATTTTCAGCCCATTTGAAACCATGTTGATCACACCAAAATCCGTATGATGTTTTAGAGGTCTTGTTAAGTTTCTTATTAGCGTCCATAAAAACAAATCTTATATCAATAAGTGGGTGTTGTTCTTTGATAAGCTTGTGCTTAGTTCTATCACTTGGTTTAAAATATCCCTTAAACTCTATATAAAAACCATAGTCAACAAGATAAAAATCTGGTAAGTATGTCTTACTGATAACATACGGTATTCTATTTGGTTCATACTCAAATTTTATTTTAGCATCTGCTAAGACATTTGCAAATTCTTTTTCTGCTTTACTTCGGTAGGTCATCTAGGTTCTCTATCTTAATATTATAACAGTCGGCTCTGCATACGTAGCCCTCATCTCTTTCGCCCCTCTTCATAAAGGTAGCTTCCTCAAAGAACTTTTCCTTTTTCATCATACCTAGTATCCATACCTTAGAGAAGTTATCCATAACCCTAACAAAACCATAGTAATCACATGCTTGTTTAATATTAGAGGAAGCTACCGTACAATTATAATGAGGTAATGGTTTTACTGTGGTTCTTTTTGTCTTTACATCTACCTTAGATTTATCTTTAAGTACTATATCATAGTCATAGGTATGAACAAGTTTTCCTTTGACAACCGAATTAAACATAAGCTCTCCTACAAAACCAGCCAAACTTCCTTGTCCTTTGGTTATAGAATTATTTAATACACCTAATTCATCTGATAGTTTTCTAGCTTTATTGATAACCTTAGATGGAATCTCTAGTTCAATCATGACAACGATAACTCCTCAATATTTTTGTTTGGTTCACGCTCCACATGTGTAAGATAACGTTTACCGCTTTTATATTTAAATACTCTTATACCATTACCAGAGTTAGCATCTTCCCAACATTTCTTTTTGTAGTCACAATACATACACCCGATTCTAAGTTTCATGTTACCACTTTCACCATCTGGTTTAGCATCATAACAACGTTCTGGCGGGTGATCATTGTGTATTATCTCTTTAACTTCTGCAAGCCTCTTACTAAAATCTATCATCTCAAGTGAATCTACATTAAAGACATGCATATGTCCATTTACTTTATTCATCACAATAAAAGCAGCCTCATCTTCTCCATCAGCATAGCCAGATATCTGTGCTATATATCCAAACGGATCATCCTGATATAGTTTACCACTAACAAACTTATTGAACGAATGTGGTGATGCTGATTTAACATCTACCACAATACCATCAACCTTTCCATCCATATGTCCGGTAACACCATCAATGGTTTTTTCTTCTTGTTGGGAAGATACTTCATGACCAGCTGTCTTAATAAGTAGAAACACCAGCTGTTCAATCATGTGACCAAACATAAACTTGATACGTGTGGAGGCATGAAGCTCTTCAGCTTTATGTGGCATGTTGTATTGGTACCATAGTTGTCGGTTAGGTTTACCAACACTGGAGAATCTAATAGCATCTTTAGATTTATGTTCTGATCTTACAAAATTATCACGTATAGAATCTAGTATGTTATCAGCAAATTCCTTAAGGTCATTTTCTGATGGCTGTATATTATTTGTAAAGACATCTTTAATATCATCTATTAATAAATCTAATTTACCCATGTTATTATTCATAAAAACCGGAGAGACTTCAGCTTTATGTTGCTGGATTATCCCCCCGGTTCTTATTCCTTTCATATGTTACTCAAA